ACCGTTAATAAGGGTATCCTCAATATCGTTACCAGCCTGGGTAGCCATAAGACGTGCAATGTGATCCTCTAGATCTGGACCCTCAATATTGTCTTCAAGAGACTCTGCTGAAAGTTCCCAGTCAAGACGGAGCTTGCGTGTTGTAAGAGATACTTTGTTGAATGTAGCATTTTGTGCAGAGAAAGTTGTAGTATTAGCGTTTGTATAGCTATCGCCACTTGCCACGAAGTTACGTGGGTTGTCTTCCTGTGCAACTGTCATGATACGCTGTCCAACTGCAACACGATCAATCTCGGTTGTGTTTGAACGCATACGGATTGTACGAGCTGCCTTAGCAAGAATTGTAGCATCCCACATGTAATCCAAGAAGCGATTAGCTTGATCTGGATATAGGAGTCCGTTACCTGAAAGGGTAGCAGAGTCTGAAGATGCATTGACTGCTGAAGAACCGAGGTCCGTAGTATCAATTACTTTTTGTAGAAGTTCATTACTCATTTTTATTTCACCACCTTGTTTTTTCTGTATTTTTATATATTACTAGCACTGAGGAAAGCGCCTTGCCATATACTTTGTTTTGGTTTTGTTTGACCCATTGGAGCTTCTACCCCAATGGACTTCTGTACTGCAGTAGCTGACTCAAAGCCCTTGAGCTGATGATCAACATATTCGATCTTTTCGAACATATCAGTTACTGACTTACTCAAAGTTTCGTACTTTGCAACGATTTCATCATTTGCCTTTTGAATATCCTCATATCCCTTTGACAAACGCACCATCTCTGCACGTGTTTCATTGACAATATTGTACATGTCCTGAATTGTTGCAGCATGTGTTGCATAGTTCTTCTCAATAGACTCACCAAAGAAGGTCTTGAGGTCGCTGACCATCTTTGTCAAATCAAGTGCATCTTCTACCTCAGAGATTGATACGGCCTTTTCAATGCTGGTATCTTCTGCAGTTTCTGAAACAATTGAAACTTCTTCGGCTGGAGCCTCTACATCAATTGACTTCTCAATTGTTGCATCTGTATCTTCTGCCATGTTGTTACCTCCTTCGTTGAGCGAAATATCATCACTCTTTTTAAGCCCGTCCTCAAACGAGACTTTCTTTTTGCTATTTTGATCAGGATAAAGATTAATGGTAGCATTGCTATCAATTACATTTCCCGCCAAACCTGGAGATGCTGTCTCCGTTGCTTCGTGTGCTGATGTTGGTGCATCATCTTTCTTAAAATAAGAATCAATTACTTTTTCAATTGCTTCAAACTTTTCTGAATCTGCTTGCTCAACCCAACCAATATTTTCCATTGTTGCATCGCATACAACACAATCTTTTGTTGTTGCTGTATCTGTTGATGCAATCTCATCATTCTTACACCAGAAAACATTCTCTAATGTTATTCCTTCAATCATACCTTTTACAAATGTACTTCCATCTGTGTTTTTTTCAATAGAAAAAAAGTTTGCAAGCTGATTTGCTGGTGAATCTACTAATGATAATTCATGCAGATCATAGTCATGGATAACTCTGCGAGTTTCTGATTCCCCGTCAACTTTTTCCATCTTTGCATCATTTATGTTACCGCCAATAGAAAAACCTGAATAGGTTCCATCTAAACATTTTTCCCATGCATCCTGTGCGCCTTTTGAAATATAGGCAGTTACATAAACTCCATTATATTTCTTTTGTGTTTCTGGATCAAAAAATGTATCGTGCTTAAATTTAACCATTTTACCAACTGCTGTTGGTCCGTGCATTTCACGAATGTTTCCTCTGAATCTTTCAAAAGCTTTCTTATTTGCATCTGCAGTAACAATATCACCATGACGATCAACGTTATCTAGTGAAGCAAAGCCAGACACCAAACGCTTCTCTTTATCAACCTTTGTGATAGGGAAATGAAGAGCTGTAGAAGATTCGCTGTTTTGCCAGTACGTTTTTTGAATGTCCATATGTAAATAAATAATATCAAGTTTTATAAATAAGTCATAATTTAACTGATATTTTTTATAATTCCTGAATTGATCTGAATGACCTTTTTTACATCCGAGCCCTCTGGTTGATAAGGTGTACTTTCTTTTGGAGGGGTTGGTGCTCCTGGATCATGGTCTTCTATGTTTGCAACATATGGCGTGACTATGTGTGAATCTGGGGTAACATTTGGACTAGCCATTGAATTATGGGATGCAAGTCCACCCGTAACAAATCCCATTATTGGGTACATCAAATGGGCAATATCACGCTGAAAGCCAGTAGCTGCCCAAGCTGAGATCGCACCTACAAAAGCTATCCCGAGCTGTTTTGCATCGGATACACTAAATTTAAAATGATGTTTTAAGCTCATAATGAACCCTTTAACTCATCATAAATAATTTGTGGAAGCGGTCCTGTTACTTTAATGTCCTGTTTTGCTTCATATTTAACTAATGCTGACTGGGTTTGTTTATTCATAATTCCTGTAACATAATTACTTGGAAGAAGTCCCGCCTTTAATAAAGCTTTTTCTACTGCCATAACTGCATCATTTTTTTGACCCAAATTGAATGCTGTTGTGCTTGTTGGAAATGGAGGTGCCACAAATACTGTGGGAGAAGGAGTTGGCGTTGGTGTTGTGCCACTTGTTGTAATTGGAGTGCCATGTAAAGCTGCTGCAGCTCCCGCTGCTGCTGTCCCAGTAGCTGCCACGCCTGCCGTTGCCTTCTTGCTTGTAACACCCTTTGAAACAGGTTTTAATGGCACTGGATACTTAGGTCTTACAATTGCCATAACATAAAGATAGGGGCGATGTTCTCTATAGCATCCTCCACCATTTGCAGCAGCACTTGTATTTTTATCAGTTGTATTAAAACCAATTGTTGTTAATCCGTCTGGAGATGCTGATTCAATTATTTCAACGTGTTCTGCTACGCCAGTACCCCAGCTAAAAAACACCAAGTCGCCTGGTTGTCCTTGATATTTATTTACAACTAAACCTTGTCTTTGAAACCAAGCTAGCCCTGCTGGGCAATATGCAAATCCTTTTGGAGTTTGTGCAGCAACTAAATGTGATAATCCAACTTGTGCAAAGCACCAAGAAATACCCATAGCACAATAACTTGCATTAGGAACACCATACCAAATTCCATATGGGTTTTCATTCATAGGTCCTTCAACAAAACCTATTTGGCTTCTAGCAACATTTAATACATCTAATGCTGTTGCCATTTTTAGTTACCTTCTTGTGGACCCTCGCCCTTTGCGTTCCGAGCGGTGCCCATTTTATCAGGAGCGTTTAAAGTTCTATTTTGATCACGTGTTTTATTTCCACTTGCATCAGATGCTGCATCTTGTGCTGCTTTAGGATTAATAACTAGCACTGCATCACCGCCTTCAAGTGGAGCCATTCCACGACGTGCACGAACTTCGTTAGGAGTAATAACTTGATCCTTTAGATATCTGTCATCAATACGAGATTGAGTTTCTTCATCTGTAAGTGCAAGTTCATTAAATCTTAAAACAAACGCATCAGTAAATTCTCTGATAATCAAGTTTATTTTAAATTCTAGCTCTTCTTGACGTGGACGGCATACTTGCTCTTTAAATGTTTTATCAGCATCTTTAGCATTTGCCAACGATACGTTTGCTGGCATGCCCAACTTAGATACTGGAACACGGTGAGAAAGAAGAATACGGTCTCTATTTTCTACTGCATAGTTTCTGAATGAAGAGTCTTGTATTCCCGCCTCAATTGGCTCCATGTTGAATTCAACACGGCCTTGCTCGCCATCTGAAGGAAGCGGGATATAAAGAGTTCTATGGTTTCTACCCTTTAGGCCAGTCTGGAAAAATTCAAGCAGTTTACGCTCTGAGTCAGCAGTAAGTTTTGCACCTTTAACAGTAATGATATAACGTGGTACAGCTTTATTTTCAAAGTAATCCAGGTTGAAGCGTTGAGCGAATTCATCACCTGCAACCGCATTCTTTGCTGATAATACGTCTGGTACTCCATAGTAGGTATTTGACGGAGTAAAAACTTTAAAGTGAATTACTTCGTTTGGCTGGGGATCAGTACCTATCTGATCTGGGGTCTCGGTGTCACCGAAGTTTCTAAAAAATGTATAACGGTTATAAACAACTTGAACAAAACCATCACGGTGACGACGGATTCTCATGGTTGTTGTAGGAATATGCCCAATGTAGCCAATCTTGCCATTTGTTGTACGACCAACTTCAAGGTAAGCATTTCCAGTTGACTCTAAATCAATAAAAACCTTTTTCATTGTTTCTGTAAATGAATCATCAGAGTTCATTGACTCCAGATAAGAACGAAGCTCTTCTTTGTAACCCTCAAGCTTTGAACGCAACTTGTCAAGCTTCTTTGGATTATCCATGACTTCTTCAATTTTTGCAGTTGTAGCCCAGGTGTTATCAAACTTATACCCCAGACCTACTACGTTTGCCGCTTTAGCATTTACTGCAGAGTGATGATATGGAGAAATATCATATAGTTGAGCCAAGTACAAAATGTTATATGGAGGCTGAACAATTTGGAAAAGAGAATATCCTGTAAGGTCAAGTGGATCTAATTTCTTAGATTTTGCATCACCAACACCAGTAAATGACTTTTGCATTCTATTTACTTGACGACGAAAATTAGGACTTAATCCATCTGACTTCTTAATTTCATCCCATGTAGCATTAAATGGATCACCGAAGTCATGTTCTATTGTATGTGATGGAGAATCAAGTTTTACTGTGATCCCGCCCTCATCTTCATCCATGCTGTCGTCAATAGTTAAATTAGCCAAGATTCATCTCCCTCATCTCTTTTACATAATCCATCATTGCTGGAAGGTCATGCTCATCTGGCACAAGACCCATTTCTAATCTTTGTCTTTGTTCTGCCAACTCTTCGTCTGTGACTGGTCTGTGACCCGCCATGAACATTGGCTTACCTTCTTCTAAACCATAATGCTTTGCAGCATCTTTAAGTTTTTTAATCTGTCTGATATCACCTTTAACGGCGGGGATACTCAAATAAGCCCCTTCTTCATCCATGACAACCTTGCCATCTGGCATCTGCCAAATATAAAGTCCCCAATTGACCTCATCAATTGGAGTTATCTGCATAGGTTTAGTAGGTTTCATATATGAATAATACCACTATATATGGCTAAAGCACAAAAAATGAACATGCTAATGCCATATTTTACTTGTTAAGCATTATTTGTGGGATGTGTATATGCCAAAATTGGCTGACCGCCATTATAATCTGTACTTAAACCAGAGAACTCAGACAAAGTACCCAAAGAATTTGAAGCAGACTGGGCATTTCCTATAGAGCTTCCAAATACTGTAGAAGTTGAATAGGGGAAATCTACTTGTGCTACTGTTGCAGTCAAGAAACTAAGATATCTATTTTGTACACTTCCTACAGACAGAGCATTTGGATATATTGATAGATAGCCAAATGTTCCCCTAGAGTACTGGGTTAAAGTTTTATCCCCGCCCAAATAAATAGTGCTTGAAGTTGGAGTAGAATATATACAAACAATATGATAAGCTTCACCCTGAATTAAATATCTTCCGCTAGAGATATCAACACCATTTACATATACATTCTGAAAGCCGTTTTGGTACATCCCGCCATCTTGATTAAAATAAACAGATGCTTTTGTTCCCAGAGTATCCAGAATGTATTGAACTTTTGATGTACTAAAGTCATCATATCTAAACCAAAACTCTATTGTTTGATACAAGGAAGTTTGCTGTTGAGGGTATATGGCTGCAACTGAGTTGCTTCCATCTATAGTTGTGTCTAACTTAATTCCAAAATTTTCAGATCTTGCAAGAATGTTAAAAGAATTATTTTTAATAGCATATGTGTCTCCCGTGTAACTACCTTGTCTTGGAGTTAATGCAAAAGCTCCCATGTCTGAATATATAGAAAGGTCTTTATAAACTCCAACAACTAAGTTATCAATTCTTGGGCGATATTTTTGAGATGCATCTGAAGTTGAAATAGTTACTCTTACCAACATGTTTGGATAAACTGCAGAAGAACTGTCTGGAAATTTTATTACTGGATACCCATTTTCTATTTGATACCATGTAGAACCATTATCTTTTGAAAATTCAACTTTTATAAAGTCCCCGCTTACAGCAGAAGAGCTATCTGGCATACCTGAGTCCCACGCTACTTTTACTCCAGAAATTTTAGACAGGCCAGAAGATGGAACTGTATATAGCCAAGTACCCGATGAAGACTGAGCTGTTAAAGTTTGATTTAAAGTTAAACCTGTTGAATCAGCAACTAATGTTGATGTAACTCCTAAACCATAATCAGCTGAATTTCTAAATTCTTTTTTAAATGCAAACATTGTTTCAGAATCTTTAATATCAAAAAAGAAACCACTAGTTTGTCTTACATAATTTTGCGGGGCAGAATCATTTGTTCCCCATACCATATGTGATCTAATAGTATTGGTAGAAAGTATATAATCATAAAAAGCAAGGTTATTAATTACAAAAATGTCTGGTGAAGAAGCTGGGCCCATTTTATAAAAGAAATTTGAAGCCATTGTAGCTGTATCTGAAAAAACAAAATTAGACGAAACATTTACTGGATTCCCAGGTATGGAGTTCACAGAAACATTTATTGCACCATTGTCATAAGATAAAAATACATGTAATTGAGAGTCCCATGACTGAATTTGTTTGTATGTGGTATAAGAAAGAACTTGAGATGTGACTGCATCTTTACCATTTATAGTAAAATAAATTTTATCATTATCAGCAAATGCCTGTGCCACTATATTGCCTTGATATGAAGTTGAAAACAATGTATTTAATTGTGTCGGGGCTTGATTAAATGATAGCCAAAATTCTATACCAAATTTAAGATTTTCTGTTCCATTATAGAACATATTATATACGGGAGTTCCAAGTGCACTTATCTCTGAATTGGATGTTATCTCACATCCCGCCAATTGATTGTCATAGTTAGACAAAGTTGTTAATGGCAAAACATCTGTAAAATTGGGAGACCCAATTGTAAAAGCAGCATGGTTACCATATTGAGACACATCTTGTAATGTAAAAGAATTAGTTGCAGCATTATAATTTGGTTCGTTGGCAAGCCAATCTTGATATGTCTGATATTCAAGCAAAATGGTGTTATAAGTTCTTAGCCCTGATGTACCATTCAATGGCCAAAATGCTATAGGATTATCTCTAAGAACTACTTGTTTATATGACATATAACCTATTATACCTGTTAACTAGATTTATTGACCTGTTATGGCTTTTACTTCTTCTTCTGTTAAGCCTAATTTAGATAATTTTGATTGTGCTGAAGCTAGTGCATCTGCTTTTGCTTGAATTTCCGCCGCTTCTTTTTCTTGTCTAGCAGCTATATCATCTGCCATTTTTTGCATTGCGGATATCTCATCTGGAGTAAGATCTCTTTCCGTAGTTTCTCCTGTGGTGCAATCGTGCTCTATTACTGTTCCCATTTTTTCTCCTTATTTATTAGAAATTCCATATAGACTAAAGCTTGTATACTGTGCAAAACTATAAGTTGCATTGTAATGAATAGAAAAAGTTATGCTTGTAATTGGACCATTATTCATCCACCTTGTGCACCCTATATTCATTTGGTTATTAAACCCGAAAGTTTTGTATATAATACTTTTAGCCCCAGCGTCCACGTACTGTGGTATATACATGTAAAAACTTTGAAAAGTTCCTGTTGCAGAAGTTGGTGTTGGAGTTCCTGAACTTCCTGGTATTCCAGCTCCTCTTATAGAAACGCCATAAGGATACACGCCCACATAGTTTCCTGTTGGATAAAAATCTGGCTGTTGCATATACTCTGAAATATAATAATCAGATGTAGTATCTGTATTTAAAGTATAAGTTAAAGTAGCACCATTAGCAGTGTCATTTCTTACAGAAGCGATTACCTTCAAATCTCTATATGTTTGGGGGATATTATTAAAAACAATAGTTTGGGCTTTATTTGAACCAACTGTTATATTTGATATAAGACTATGAGTAGCCATACTATATTACCCCAAACAAAGCTATCTCGGTACCCGCATCAAAGTATGGATTACCGCTAAAAGTTAAAGATGTTATTGCTGCAGTATTTAATAAAGTATATACACCTGCAAATAATGGCGCTGAAACAGTAGTTTTGCTTTGTGATGACAAATTTCCACCTAACTGATCAAGCAAAAAAATTTTATTATAATTAGAATTTGAATAATTTGGAAAACAAAAAAAACTAGTCATTGGATAATTTAAATCTGGAGCTGATAAACTCAAGAGACCCGAAGAATTAGAATAATAAGCAATATTTGTTGTATTCGTAGGGTAATTTGGCTCTGGTATAGATTTTACTCCAGGGTTCGCTCCTTGAAAATAATTATTTATATAAAAAAGGTTTGTAGTATTACCTGCAGTAGAATTTGTTGTAAAAGAATTTAAAGTTACCATTAAATGTTTATATTTTTGAGGTATATTTGAAAAAGTTATTGTGGTTGTAGATCCTGAAACTGAAACAAATTTATTTGCAATTGGAGTGTAGGTAGGCAAGTTTAGAGTCATGCTTACTTTATCCCATACAGATCTATAGTTGATCCTGCTGTAAAATAATTAGAACTTGGTTGCGGTGTTACTGCAAAATTTAAAGAAGTAATTGGATTGCTATCAGCTACATATATAGACTCTTGCTCTATAAAAACACCTGTTGATGAATTTACGTGACCGCCCCAAATATGCATGCTTTTAGTAATAATTGAAGATGTATAATTAAAAATATCAATATTTAAAGTTATAAAAGCATTTGAATCAGATGTCATAGCAAGACTTGAAAAATTATAAGTATTATATGTTGCAGAATTACTTGAGGTTGAACCGTAATTATAATATGATAAATAATCTAGGTAGCTACCATTTGCTGGCTGACTATTCCACCATATAGCTGATGTATTAGGTTGACCTGCAGAAAAAATTACTTTTAAATGATTATATGTTTGGGGTATTGAATTAAAAGTCAGTACACCTTGTGACCCATTAGATGACAAACTACCAATTTTATAAAAATTGCCCACAAATGTTTTTCTAGAAGAGTCTACTGAACCTGGTATAGGAGTATTTATAGGCATTAAACTATATCTCCAATTACCGTAAATGTTGGTGTAGATCCTCCTACTAAACAAATTATTGTTGCAGAAGAATACTGCTGTCTTGTTACGGGAGAATTAGTTGTTTGTCCTGTTGAGGTCAATGTTACATTTGAAGCTCCCACTATAGTAACAGGTTGCGTGTTTTGTTGTTGAATATTTATAACTTGCCCTGCTGAAAATACAGAAACGGGAAGTGTTGCAGTTATAGCAGAAGATGAATTTGTAAATCCTACAAAGTTACCAGTGTCGCCTGAAGCAAAAGTATATGACGTTCCTGACTGTGTCGTTACCGATGCTGATGGAGGAAATCCAGTTATTCCTTGTAGACCTTGCACCCCTTGTATACCCTGGGGGCTTTGTACGCCCTGAATTCCCTGTGGACCTTGCGGACCTTGTGGACCCTGCAAACCCTGAGCTTGCTGATACCCATACCCTTGTAAGCCTTGAGCTCCTTGTGTGCCCTGAACAGTTCCCACTGAATCCCATGTTGTTCCAGTCCAAACCCATGTTCTACCGTTATAATAGTAAGTAGTAACATTTGGTGTTAATCCAGTTGTAGGAAAGTTGATAGCCATGATACTCCTATTATACTATGATTTTGCTTTATTTAATATAAATGGTTTTGTCTAAAAATCACTTATATTTATCTATTTGAGCTTGAATTTCTGTAGTAATCTGAACCCAACTATTTTCCCTAATGTCCCATAAATAGCTACTGCCGTCATTTGGCATGGGTGTTGTTGGCTCTGTTATTTCTATCCACTTATTGTTTATGGAATCATATGCATAATTTTTGCCATCTGCTGGTGGTTGATCAGAAACTAGTTCTGACGCCCCGTCAATTTCAACCCATTTTTCTTGAACTGGTGCCCAAATATAATTTTTACCATCATTTGGCTTTTCTATAGCAAGTTTCCATAAAAATGTTTCTTTATCAATTACATAAGGAAAATTTGAATCTGGTTTAGGAGGAATAAAAGCATCATTAACTTCATCATATGTATATCCAGGCCCTGCATAATTTTTTCTTATTGCTATACCCCCATCGGGTTTACCATCAGAGCCATAATGTATATTTCCTATTGTATTATATGAAGTTTGTAGCCATTTACCATCTAAACCTAAAGACTTGATAAATGCTAAACCATCGCTTTCAGTTTTAGCGTCGTCATTGCTTACTACAATTACTTGTGTAACAACGTTATTATTATCAATTTGTGCAAAATGTGCCATTAGAAAGTTATACTCCCTGAACTAGTAAATATATAATATCTTATACCATTTGAAACATTTGTGGTAAAAGAACCAGTAGCTGTTGAAGCTGGAGGAAAATTTGATGGATATGAAAAAACAATAATACCGCTAGATCCTGCAGTTCCAGGATTTCCTGGCAACCCGCCGCTTCCAGTATTTACTCCAGGCTGATTGGTATTCGGTTGACCACCTACACCCAAAGTTCCACCAACCGAAGGAATGCTTACTCCTGAACCCACACTTCCGCTTGTTGCACTCATATTATAAAACACTTGTGCAAGATAAGAAATTAAATTTCCGCTTCCATCATATGAATAGCTTGTATAAACTTGTGGTGCTTGTATAATACCTACTTGTCCTAAATATGTAAATCCATTTTGTGTTGAATTTCCTCCTCCACCCGCATTTGAATTCGCATAGCCTGGGGTAGATGGAGCTGAGTTATTAATACCTGGATTTAAAGCTGGGTTAAAATATGTTGTTATCTGAGAAGTTGTATTTTGTGCGGTTGATGCAGCAGCTCCACCCGCT